CCACGGATGGTGGAAGCCATATGAACGAACCATTGATGGTGTCCCTAGCTCTGACCCATGGGTAGTATGCCGCGCCATAAGAAGAGTTTAGTCCTCTGCTTCGCAGTCCATTGATAAGTGTAGTGATTGTGCTAGCAGTGTTATTTCTGTTGAGTTCCTCGCCGTCTTCTCTAGGAACGAAAGCGTCCGGAAGATCAATAACAGCCAACGCGTCTGCTCTGTCCTCACAAGTTCTTACCAAGTGTGTTGTAAGACCTTCTTGTGTCTGAGCCGGGATGGCTGCAAGGTTCATCTCAACCACCTCTGGATCCGCGATAGAATCAATAGCTCTTCTAACCGAGAAGAAGGCGTAGCTATTATCATCGGTTGGTGATGAAGGCATTCCCCTAACGCTAGAGAATGGATCCATCTGAAGGATATCAACACCGTCGAAGCCACCGAAAAGGGGAACT